TTCAGTCATTGTGGGTTCCTCCTTTCGAGGAATAGGGGTTGGTGTGTGAAGGTCGTCCTCTGCGCTGCGTCCAACGCCGACTGTCCGGTCAGCGGGGATAGATACGACAGAAACTTCCATAGGCGACCAAGAAGACACACGGTAGCGATCCTTGTCTTCACGGTTCATTTTGTTGACTGCGTAGCCAACAGAGACGTTAGAACGAATGCCGTCCTTCACGTCATCGAAGACCTCTTTGGCGAGCGCACTTTTTCCGAAGCGCACTGTCCCGCGCAACCGCCGGGAACCACCATCAAGGTCTACGTTCTCAACCACGCCGATCTGCTGGCGTGGGTCATGGTCAAGCAACAATGGCATCCGCCCAGAACGAGCAAACTCCAAGTCAATGCTTGTTTCAGAATGGTCTAGGATTTCATCGCCGAACGAACGGCCCACCGGCTCTTCGCTGGAAATAGCCATGCGAACGGTCCGCATATCTTCATCGATGACCTTCGCGCTGCCGTCCATCGCGCGGGTTTTCATGTCCTCGCGCGCCGTCCGATCCTCTTGCTCGTCTTCCACAACAGGTTCTTCCGGCATTTCCGACTTACCAAACGTGATGACATAGGCGTCATCCGTCTCTTCGATATCTTGGATGTGACGCTCTTCAGTCATGTCTTCACTCCGTTTTGTGGACACTTGCTCTGTTCTCTCATCGCGTTCAATTTCATTGTAACGAGCGCGATACCAGTCACGACCAGCCGCACCACCCCAAAGCATTGCGGAAGCATAAGCTGGGCCGTCTCTTTCCTCAGAAAGAAAGCGTTCATTTCTTCCCCACCATCTATTCGCCTTGCGAACCCATTGTTCAGAAACACTGCCGCCGTTAACTATGCGTGACGCGGTGCGGATTGTTGATGACTCTATGCCGTCGCCGGTCATGCCCTTTTCGTGCATCTCCAAACCGCGACGATAGTTTCTCACAACTTCTGACGGAGGCCGGAATGACTCCCGCGTTTCTAACGTGTCATCATTCATCTTCGCCTCCTCCCTCAATCTCTGCCGGGACCGGCTGTTTCATGCCAAACGGTTGATATGCCATTGACAGTCCTACGCGGGCAGCATCATCGCCGTCGCGTTTGATCTGCTCAAACGTCTCGTCAGCATCTCGCCCGTAGTTCGCCGCGATATCGCTGTGGCTGAGAATGCCGTTCTGCAAGCCGATCACTGCTGCGTTCATTTCCTTGAGAGGATCGACCCATGAAAAACCCCGCGGTCGGAACATGAAACTGCGCGAGAACTTCTCATATTTTCCGGCGCCCGAAATCGGGATCAGAGCGAAGTTGGTCACATGATCCAGCCAGACGCGATAGAGCGGGTCTAGGAAGTGATCAACCATAAACCTATGCAAGGTTCGATAAAAATCTCGCTCCTCAAGCGCGCCCTGTCGAATAGACGAATAACTGGTCGCCTCTAGGTCGTTCGCCAATGACGTATAACTAACGCCCAACCCGCCAGCGATGCCACGCAGGATCGACTTCTCAAAGTCGCTGAAGGCTGAGGTCGGGTGCGTTGGATCGAACGCAGAGAACTCTACGCCCGCAGGAAGCTGATGGAAGCTGCCAGGGTCGGCGGACATGATCGGCGTGGTTTGGTCTTCGTATGCGTCAGCAGTGAACCCATCGCCAGCAGGCGATGTAAAGAAGCCCATTTTTGAGGCAGCGGTGCGGGCTGCTACCAGTTCCGCCTCGCGATAACCGTGAAGCATCTTCAGCGCCGCGATGGCCGCACTTGACCAAGGCGCGCCGCGCGTCTGATCGGCCCGCTCCTGCCGATAGATGTGCATGATCTCAGCAGCCGGTATGCGAACGCGCTTTGTCCCTTTCGCCAGCGTCGTGTAGTCATAATCGCCGGGATGGTTCAGCAGAACGTGATATGCTACCGGGCGCCGGAACTCATCAAGTTCAATGCCCATCCGCACGTCATTGCCGTTCCGATAGCGCTCGTTCATCTCTTCATCAACGCGATCAGGCTCAATGATCTGAACCGCGATCCCATGACGTAAGATTCTGTTTCGAACAATACGCAGGAAGACCTCGCCATCGCGGGCAACGCCCGAAATGACATGGTTCTCTAGATCAATCAGGCTCATCTTCCCGCTGACCGTCGGCCCACCCATTCGGCTGAACTCCGCCCAAGCTGACTCTACAATCTTGCTGCCCGCTGAGTCTGGCGATCCGTCAGGATTGGTCGCTTTGACTTGCAGCCTGAACCCATTTTCGCCGACGACGTTGGTTCTAAGAAGCTGAAGATAGCGTCGAAAATATTCGTTGTTCCGTTCAAGATCGCGAGATCTGTTCCGCAGATCGTCAAGCGCCCACCTGATTTCACTGTCTGCCGACCGGTTGCTTGCCATGAAGTCAGCAAACAGCCTGCCTTTGTTAACGGCGGCGTAGCTTCTCTTCTGAGTAGCTTTGTCCTGACGGCGGAATAAATCAAGCAAGCCCATCAGAACCTCACCTTAATCGTTGTCGATCCGGTCTTGCCACGCTTCACATGTAGCGCGTTCTCATACTGAACGACCTCGCGACGATACTTATCTCGCGCTTCGAGAAGTTCCTCGAAAGACATCTTCGACAGGGACCGGCCTGCGATTGAGTAGCTGGCGACATCCGAATCGGCCTTGCCTTCCAAGATGGTTTCTATCTTGGCGATCATCTTCTCTGCGTGGATGCGAGGATCGGCCTGATTGTCGTCTAGATCAGGAACAACATGCCAATCACTTTGATCGACGACGATCCTGTTGCCGCTGGACGTCTCAACAATTTCAAGCTGCCAGTAATAGTGGCCGGACTCGTATACAGCGGTTGTCGCACTTGATGCAGTGAACAAGTAATAATCTGGATCTTCCGTCGCGGCGATCTTGATCTCGCTGCTGCCGCCGCCCTTTATCCTAGCGACATATTCGGCACTATGGGAAGCTGGAGGATAATCGCCGACAAGATCAGAGCGCTTCCATTGGATGAAATCACCGACCACAATCTCAGTCGGCTCGCCCTCTGGTGCGTTAGAAACGTCGAAAAGGTTCGCCATTATCTGTATCCATGGACAAAGCTGTTGCGCCTCGGCAAGACAGGTGCGCGCACAGCGGTCGGTTTCTCGCCAGAGTATACCCTAGAAACAGCCTTTTTGTGAAGGGCTTCGATGTTTAAGTTCAATATAGACAGAGCGGCCAGCCCATAGACCCTGCAATCAAGCGCCTCGTTTCTGGGCCGGATTTTAATCCATTCACGCCTCGGTCGGCCCTTGTGATACTTGGTGACCTTCTTTTCAGCCGTCAGCATACGAAAATATTCTTCGCCCCTGTCTGCCGGAAAGTGACAATATCCCTCACCCTCATCTGTCATCTTCAGTCGGCTATAGACCAGTTCCTTGGCAGTATCAGTGCCAACCGGAAACAGGTTTATCTTGCCAATGTTATTCTTTGTCGGCCTGCCTACGATTGGCTTCGCCTCGCCGCCGACGCCCTTGATAGCAAACACACGGCGCCCAGCGCGCTGACGCGCATAGTTGTAGACCTGCTGAGTGTAATGACCGCCACTGTCCACGCAGGCCGATCTGATGGCCATCTCGCCCGAAATCGGGTGCGTGTAGGTCTTCTGTAAAGCCGCGTCTAAACGCATCCACAATTCAGAGGTCGAGGGATCGCCATACAAAGTCTGATAGTCGAGGCTCCAGCTTTCCTCGCCACGCCCCCATCCAATTATTTCATACTCCAAGCGGTCGTCCTGGCAGTCAATGCCAGCGGTGATCAACAGCACATCTTCAGGAAGCTGGTCGCCGAAATCTTCCCGGCGGCTCATCAGATCGTATTCGTCCAGCGTTTCGCCCTGATCTTCCCAAGACTCGCCAAGCGTTGTGTTGACCCATGTCTTCAGCCGCATTGGATCTCGCTTGGATGCCAAAAAGTCGAAGGCGATCTCAGCCAGCGACGTCCACGGTGAGTACAAAGCCGACAGATGAAACCCTGCCGTTTTCCCGTCGCCCGTTCCAGTGGCCTTCCACTGCCCTTTGCGAATAGCCTTGACCCGATCTGCGTCAGACCAAAGCGATCCGCAACTCTCACAAGCATATTCCGCAGTATGAGGCTCGCCCTCTTTCCACTTGACGTTCGACCAGGTCAGCACTTGCTCTTCGCCGCAGTCTTTGCACGGCACGTAATATTTCCGCTTGTCGCTTTCCTCGTATGCTTGCTCAATCCGACTCGCTCCACGCTCCGTCGGCGTCGAAACCAGCACGATCTTCCTGTTCCAGAACGTCGCCGCCCTCTTTTTGGCCAGAGAGACAGGATCGCCTTCCGTGCCTGCCGAGAGCGGGTATCTGTCAACCTCATCGCAGAGAATAAGCCGACATGGACGGCTCGCCAAAGACACCGGGCTGTTTGACCCAGCCGCCGTGACGTGACCGCCCGTAAAGACCTTATGAAGCGTTGTGTTGCCACCATCGCGAGCGCGCGGATCTCCGATCTTGTCGAACAATACAGAAGTGTCTCGTATCGCGGGCGCCAGCCGATCCTTCGACCAAGTCTG